TTGGGTAAGGTTGTTTGATACTAATATGTTTCATTTTATTCTACCTCCATACTATATTCCCATAAACCGTTTCTTCTATCTCCTCTAGATCTTTTATTAATTATATAAGAACCAAACCTTTCTTTTCTTAGGTGTCTGAGTTGTGCTGATATACTAGCATGAGGGTCTCCTGTAATCTCATGTATATCATCTAGTGTTAGCCAATCTCCTCCCTTAATTGTATCATATACTCTAAGTATTTGTCCTGTTAATCTTTCTCTATCATACTTTGGGTCATAATCTGAACCATCAAAGTTTAATTCTTTTTGTTTAAAATTAATGTGTCTCACTCCAATTGTCTCCTATGCTATATTCACCATCGAGAGGACACCGCAAATGGAAATCATCTGTGACCTCTCGTATACATTGTACACCAAGTTCACCAACAATGCAAGCATGACGTTCATAAACTTCTATCTGCCATTCATCGTGGATATTGGCTACAAAATGAGCATCGTATTGTTCCTTCTTTATTTTATCATGTAATTTTATAAGTGCCTGCTTCATTACAACAGCACCTGCACTCTGCAACAAAGTATTTAATGCAGAGTATTCATGTCGTACTGCAATATGTCTTCCATCTAATCCTTTGAGGTATCCTCTTCTTGCCGCTCTTTCAACTTTATCTTTAAGAGTTGCAAGTGCTGGAAGATTAGTAAGGAAACGTTGTCTAAGGATTTTACCATCTTTTCTACTTCGTCCGACCACACTTCCAAGTTTCGCATCTCCTGCTCCGTATATGAAGGCATAGATGAAAGTCTTCGCCTGATTTCTTGATTCAAGCCCTGCAAGTTTTTGATTAGCGGTGTGTATATCACCAGTGAGGATTTCATTTGTAAACTCCTTATCGTTCATGTAATGAGCAAGCATTCTAAGTTCTAGTCCACTTGCATCAATACCAATTAATTTATATCCATTAGGTACAATCCAACATTCTCTACATTCCTTACCATAAGGACTATTGATTGAAGGAACTTGCGCCATGTTAGGTTTGACATGAGCCATTCTACCTGTTATTGCTCCGTTAGGTATAACAAATCCATGTACTCTATTATCACTACCTAGATGTTTAAACCATGATGAAACTTGAGCTATACGTTTCTGCAACAATAAGAACTCTGCTATCAACTGAGCTTCAGGTATATCTTTTACATTCTTTAATGTACCTTCATCAACAATAGGTTGACCTGTTGGTGTAAACTTCTTTGGCTTCCAACCAAACTCTTGAAGATATTCTCCTATTTGTTTTCTAGAAGCTAAGTTAAACTCCTGAATTTTATAACGATCAAATGCCAATACTCTACTAACAGGTTGAGTAGATAAACAATTATATTCTTCTTCTGTTAAACCTTGCTTAGATAGTTTACCATCATTTTTAAATTTAGGTACAACAGTTTTTATCTTAACCTTCTTAGGTTTAAAAACTTCTTGAACTTCATCCTCTATAATTGTTTTACGTTCATTTAATTTTGCCAACAACATTTCACCTTTATAACTATCAAATAAGAATCCATATCTTTCTTGTTCTTTAAGTATGTGAGATACATCATGTTCAATCTTAATTGACTTTGTATCAAATCCATCTAACTCTTTGATAACATTATCAAATACTAATGAATTTAATTCTACATCATTGATACAATAGTCCAGCATATTAGGAGTATATCTCTGAAAATCTCTTTCTTCCATCAACCCTTTATGTCTATTTAGTTTATAACCCCAAGCTTCTAAGCCATGACCATCTCGTTCCGGTTTAGCAAGTCTCGACAATACCAACGTATCTATTATCTTCTTATTATCAAAGTTAATATTCGTCAACTCCTTCAACACAGGTATATCAAATCCAAGAATATTATGTCCAATAAGTAAGTCAGCTCCTTCCAACAACTCAATACCCTGATCTATTTGATCAGGAGGAAAACCATAGACTTGATTATTATCTAGATCTTTTGCAACAATACACCATATCTTTGTAGCATTTAAACCATCAGTTTCAATATCAAAGACTAGTTTCATAAAGTTTTTCCATATAGATTAATTAATTTATTGAATAATATATATTTATTCAAGTTCATCAAGCTTATCAATTACATACTGCTCTGCATCAGATAGATTTCCATCTTCTTTCTCTTCTTCAGACAGTCCCATTTCCACAGCTTCTTCATATAAATCTTCTTCTAATATTTCTACATAGTGATTACTCAAAATGGTAGCTCCTTATCAAATTCTAAATCATCTTGTGTAGTTGCAAGTTCAGACAATCTGCCTGTATCTCTATCATACACTAACTGAGTTGCTAATCCTACATCTCCTGTATACCTAGACTTCAATACTCTTAACTTTGTTGTATTAGCTTCTACTTTATCTAATGCTTGCTGATTCCTTTCAAGGGCTATGACACAATCAGATAACTGAGCAATGCTCTGTGACCCTCTCAAGTGGCTTAGATTGACTTCTACACCATTTTCATGCCCTTCGTTACCTGATACTCTACGTAGATGAGATACAAGTAATAGACCTATTCCTGTCTCTTCTACAATACTTCTTAGGCTTGTCATAATATTATCAATAGATCTTCTTTCATCACCTTCAGATATTGCTGCAACTAGCATATGTAAATGATCTATTACAACCCACTTACATTGACATCCTATAATGATATATCTTAACTTTGAAAAGATCTCATCAATATCATTGATACCATGATGAGCATGTATAAATACTCTATCACTATTCATTACTTTATCATATAACTTATCAAGTTCTTCTTCATCATAAGTTGCACGTACTTCATCAATATATAAACGATCATTAGCTTCTATAGATAGAATACCATCTACTGTTCTTTTCCATTCTTCTTCTAAAGATATAACACCTACTCTATCTTTTGTTCTTTCAATTAACCAATGTTCTAACTCTCTTGTGACACTAGACTTACCTAATCCTGTACCACCTGTGAATGTAACAAGCTCACCTTGTCTCATTCCATATAACTTATCATTCAATCCCTCCCAAGGATACGGAATAGTTTCTTTATGCTTTCTATTCTTCCATTCTTCTTTCATTTCAGAAACACGAATGATGCCAGAAGGAGTATAAGTTTGAGCTTGCCAGAAACATTCAACAAATTTCTTGAATTGAATTTCTTTAAGCATATCATTAGCATCTTTGTATCCTTCAGGAAGCTTCATAATCTTAGCTTTATTAGGACGTAGTAAAGCAGCAACTTTACGAGCAGCTTCTCTTCCTTGCTTGTCTGCATCAAAGCAGATAACTACATTATCAAAAGATTCAAGATATTCTAAGTTCTTTCTAACATCTGCAACTGCACTCTGCGCTCCATTCTTAATAGAAACTACAGGCCATCTGCTTCCTGTTAATTCATGTGCTGCCATAGCATCACATTCACCTTCAGTAATTGTGACATACTTACCACCAGCTTTGAAGGCATTTTGTCCAAATAAAGTACCTTGTGATATATCTCCTTCAGATACAAATCCTTTTGTCTTTACTGTACGAATTTTATATCCTACCAGTTCACCATTTTTATGATAAGGATAATAATGCTTTATTACTTCTTTATGATCAGGACTTAATACAACACGTACACCATACTTCTGTGCTGTTTCAGCAGATATCTTTCTATCAGTCAACTCACTCCATACACCTACATAGTCATCACTTGAAAAGTGAACAAGAGGATTTTCAATCTTAGAAGATCCTTGATTTCTAGCATAATTACCAATCACATCTTTCCCTGAATAATCTTGCATAAATACTCCACAACTAAAACATTTTGCTGAACCATCTTCATTAACACTTACTGCATCACTACTATTACATTCAGGACATGCAACATGATACTTTACAAAATTAGTATTCATTTTATAAATCCTTTGATGTTAAAGTCTTTGAGACATGACGCTGCTTTTTCTCTCTAATCTTTTTGAGTTTCTTTGACCACTTTCTTGAAAGAGAATCTGTATTCTCTCTAACTTCTTTCATTCTATATCTCCAAAACAAAGTGTCCATCATCTAGTCTATCATCTCCATAAAAGATAACAGCTCTACATAAAGGATAAATTTCACTTTCATTCCATACAGGATGTTTTTGATCAGAACAATTAACAGATACAGATTGATCTTGCTGTTCCTTTCCTAAAGTATTAATGATCTTTCCTAATTCTTTATAAGTCATTTTATATCTCCATGAGCCATGAAACCATCAAGACTTACAACAAATCCATCTGCCTCAATCCATACTGTAGCTCCACATGATAAAGGTTTATCAGGACTATAAACTACAGTACAACCACCTACAATGCTAACTCTATTGGAATAGAAATTACCTTCCTTGTTCTTGACGGTGATTACTGGTTTTCTTTTATTACCCTCCTTCTTGTTATACTTGATATGATGCTGATTAATATGAATCCTAGAAAGCATGTTGCCTCCAGTTCTCATAATCTATTTCCTTTCATTGATTGATGAATGCGGCCTTTTCAAGACATGCCGCAGGTCTTACTACTATGCTTCCTTTGCAACCTCTGCCTCTTCAGGCTGTACGAGAATTGCGTCGTCGGTCAGTTGTGCGCCGATGACGCGATTGAGTTCCAAACTAGAAGCTTGAAGAATTGATACTCTCTTTTGAAGAGTATTTATTTCTGCAGTTACTTCTAGCAATAATGTAAATGCTGCTCTACCTGAATCATCAAATAGACTTACATCATATACAGTACCTTCGTTGGAATAACTCCACTGTCTAGTCTCTGCTACTTTTTCTTCAGCCATCTTTAAAACTCCTCTCCGTCAACAAGACCAAGCTCTTCTCCATCAACAATACGTTCACCGTACTCAACTAGTTCGAGAACTTGCATTGCTTGAAAGTCAAGACCTTTAAATTCTCCATAGTGATTCGTAGTCTCCCATTCATGATATTGAACTTTAACTTTAGAACCATTACCTATGAGAGTATCCATAGGTTGCTTGTCAGAATCCACCAACTTAGGTGCTGGTCTATTTTTACCACTACGATCTGTTACCTTACGCTTAATCACAAT